CTTCATCTGATTCAGATGTGAAGTTAAACATGTTTGGATTTTCTTCTTTGAAATCCACAATTGAGTTAAAGTCGTTTTCGTCAACAACACTAAATGGAACTTCCTGACCTCCAACACTAACATTTAAGTTTTTTTCGGTTTGTTCTTTGTCTCTCATTTCCGCCATTTGTTTCATAACTCTATTTAGTGCATTGTTCATTGCGTACTTTTCTTGATTTACTCTTCGGTTTCTTTTTGCTACTTTTTCTCTGTGTTTTTTTGCTGCTTTTCCCATAATTTAATTTTTAATCATTTAATATTTGTTCATCTTCTTCTGGAATAAAAAATTCTTGTTTTGCCGGACGATTTTCTTCAAACCATTCTATTATTGAGTTGATTGCCCAAACAGATCCGGCAGATAACATTCCGTCAAAGAATACAGAAAAATATTTATTAAGTCCAATAAATTCATTTACTGGCGAAAACATAAACAAGGACAGAAAAAATCCGACCCAGGTTCCTGTACATAACATACAGGATATCAACCCAGATAAAAACTTTCCAACTCCGTTAAATGCGTAATAGTAAGAGTTTCCCCAATTGTGAATCCAATTTCTTACTTCATTAAAAATTGATCCGTAAACTAAAATTGTGGTCATTCCATATGCCACGATCATAAAAATTAAAACTTGTATCATAATGTATCATTTATATTTGAACCTCTCATAAAAAATCCTTTCATTGGTTTTGTATTACTTTGAAGTTCTTGGTTTATTTTTTCTAATTTATCTATTTTTTGGTTTTTTTCATGTAATTCTTGTCTTAACTTCTGGAGTGTGTCTTGAAGAAGTTTTGTCTTATCATTCTGTTTTGAAATGTCTAAATTACGTCTAAACTCCTCTAACTCTTCATCTTTTTTAGACATTTCATATTCCAACTTGGCGATTTTTTCACCAAGTTCATTTTCACTTTCTTTGTCACTAATATATTCTATTTTGGTGACAATTTTTTCTACAGGAACCTCTTTTATAACTTCAATAATCTTTTCAACTTCCTTTATCACTTCAACCGGTACTTCCACCATTTTCTCAACAATAACTTCCTTTATTAACTGTTTTTCTTCAACAACACTTATTTTTAAGTCTTTTTCACCCTCATTAAGTGGTTTTCCTAAAAGTCCGTACTTCTCAATATTAAATCCCGACTGAAAACATTTTTCAATAAACCCATCAATATCTTCAATATTATTAAGTTTACAATATGCAGACACTGCCTGCATTATTTTTTTATCTTTCAGTTCCATTTGTTATTTTAATATCACTTTCAATATCTTTTTTCTAAATTTTCATACCACCAAAGAGGTTGTAAATTTGTAAAATGACACAACTTATAAATTTCATCTTCAGTTTTACCACTCACCAACGGAACAATATGATCTATATGCCAACCATTCAATCCATAGTTTTCCCAATTCATCCCTTCCTTAAATTGTTTTTCAATATGTTCTTTTAATTTTATTGGTTCGCACCCAACAATTTCAAATGTTTTATTTTTTTTTGTTATGTTTTTACTTTTAAAAAAATTTTTAACTCTACTTCTAATGTTACATCTTAATTTAAAAATAATGTCGTGTTTTTTTCTTTTTTTTCCGTAATTTTTTATTTTTTCTTTATTATTTTCTTTCCATTTTTCAACTCTTATTTTTTGTTGATCCTTAGTGTTTTGTCTATATTTTTTCTTTGTTTCTTTATGGTTTTCAATATTTCTATAATATGTTTCCCTATTCCATTTATTAGTCTTTTCTTTATTTGTTTTACGATATTTGTTAATTTTAACTCTGGTACAAACTTTACATTCATTTCTAACACCGTCTTTTGAATCTTTCCTACTGTGGAAGTCAATTATTTGTTTTTCAACAAAACAAACATTACAAATTTTTGTATCTTTCATCTTTATAATCTTTAAGAAGTTTATTTACCAAAGAAGATAAATTAATATGTAATGACCGATAAAATTTTAATAATTCAGGATCAAGAGCAACAGACACTTTAGTTTTTTTATCTTCATCTTTTATTTTTAATCTTCCCATATATAATATAAATACCTCAATAAATTAAAAAGTGTGAATAATAGTAATTAAATATTTAATAATTTTTCTGTTCCGTTTTCAATATCCTCAAACGATTTTATTGAAAATTTTAAGAAAGGTTTAGGATTAAATAATTCTTTATATTCGTATTTTTTACTTTCAACGTTATACAAACCATATCCGTGTTTGGTTATTGATTCTCCAATGTTTTGTTGTATACAAGACCCGATCATAAATCCTTTACCTGTTTTAAAATTAAATTCTTGTCTTTTGTGTATATCACCACATAAAACCATATCTAATCCATTAAATTTATCAACATCATATGCGTGTTCCCCAAAATCATACCCTAAATCAGTGGTCATTCCTTGTATGGGTCCGTGAAATAATCCAATTTTGATACCCTTGGCAAAACTTAAATCCGGTGGAATGTTTCCTTGAAATTGTGAGTATACGCACCAACTAATATTTTCATCTTCATATATACCTCTATCTTTATAATAATATAATTTTTTATTATTTAAATTATCAACTATGGGTGTTATACTATCCAGTCTATCTTGATTATTTAAATTAGTATCGTGATTTCCAGGAATTATAATTGTTTTTGCAATATATGAACATTCTTTTAAAATCCAACTAACCATTTCAATAAGTTCAGGTGTCATTTGGTTTTTAGAATGAACAAGGTCTCCAGTAAAAATAATTCTATCCGGTTTAATTTCTTTCCACTGATTGATAGCGTCTTCAAGTATTGACTTATACAAGTCATGATCCTTAAATAATCGAATGTGTAAATCCGAAAAGTGTATTAGTTTTCTAATCATTTAATTGTTGTTTATTCTCGAATGTAATATCCCAAGATGGTGATGTTGGATTATGTTTAGGTATTGGGTTAACTGGAACTGGTATTTGCTCAAATTGTTTAATTAACAACTGTGGTTTTTCATCAACCTTACTCATTTTTTCAACAATTGGTGTAATATCAATATGTTTACTCTCAAGTTTACCGGTTAAATACCCTTCTAACCAAATGTAAAATTCTTTATAACTTAACATAACTCTCTACAATAAAGGTTTGCCAACACAATTTTTGCAAATTTAAATTCTTTTGCTCTGTTTAATCTTAATCCATACGCCAAAGCCACTGTTTTAAGGTGTGGATATGCTTCGCTGATTGTCATTTTTCCTAGTTCCATGGTTAATCAACAAATAATTCAAAGTCTTTGTTAACATGTTCGCATTCATTACACATATAGGTTGGAAATGGTACAATGGTGTCTTCATGACTTCCGGTTAATAATTTAGGAACTTTTTTTAACATGGTTACTTCTTTGAAGAACTTTGACTCACACTTTTCACATTTTAATGTTTCTTGTTGTCGTAAGTCAATTCTTGGTTTAATAATTTCGTCGCTCATAATTTTTTTATTAAAAATATAGTTTATTTTTTAAGGTTAGTCAAATACTCTTTCATGTCCATTTCTAAAATGGTATTGATTGTTTTTCTTTCAACACGATATTCAATAAATTCTCTATCATCCGTTAATCTGACGATAATACAACCCAGAATTTTAATATCTTGATACTTCGTTCCTTCCAACATTTTTAATAACAATTTACCATAAAATGGTAATTGAGTATGATAATGTCCTAAAGCATTATTTGGTAAATATTCAAATGGAATTCTCATGGGTTTTATGTATTTTTGAGTAATAAAGTTTTTTTCTTTATTTGTTTTATAATCGGTTATTATTATACCAAACCCATCTTTATTTTTATTTTCAATCAACCACCCAGTATCCCCCTGTCCAGTATAACCCAATTCGGGATGTCCCAGAACAATTTCAGTATCGATCAAATGAGCACCTCGATCTTTCATTGTCTCTAAAAATTTTTTCCCAGCAGTAACCATAGAATCGCTTTTAATGATTTGTAAGGGATCACAATTAAATATTGGTTCTCGTATTGTTTTATTGTAATTGAACATTTCTAATGAATACTTCTCCAATAAAAAGTGAACTCTACTACCGATATTAGTTGAATATTCACCTGATAATCTCCATTCATTAAGTAATTCTTCTGTTTTATCAGGATCACCTCCTGACATTTCAAACGCCTTTTTTTCGGATGGGAATTCATCATAAAATGCCTTCATAACTTTAGATACTGAAGGCCAATCGTCAGTTAATTTACCATCTAAATCTAGCATTGTGTATTTATGAGTTTCTTCTTCAAAGGTTAGTTGAAATTCTTTCCTTTTTTCATCCAAAATTCGTCTAATGTCTAATACAGTTTCTTCTATTTTCATAATATTTTTTTTCCTTTTTTATAATTTTCTTCACACCATAATGGTTGTAAGTTTGTGTGGTGACATAATTTGAACACGTCTTCTTCAGTATTTGCCGATGATAATGGGATTACATGGTCAATATGCCATCCCTCGTGGTTATGATTATCCCATGTCATTCCATGTGTAAATTGTTTTTCAATATAAATTTTAAGTTCTTCAGGTGTACAACCAACAATATTATATGTGTTATTAATCTTAATGTTAAAGTTGGTACTCTTTAAAAAAAGTTTAACCCTGTTTCTAATATTAAATTTTAATTTATATAAAACATCATTCTCATATTTTTTTTGATGTCTTTCGTTTCTATTTTTTTTGACTGTTTCCAAATTATTTTTTTGGTAGGATACTTGTCTTTGTATTTCTTTATCAATATTAGAGTAATAAAACTTTTTATATTCTTCTCTTGTACAATCTTTACATCTATATCTTAATCCGTCTTTACTATATTTGTCTTTATTATATTCACATAACTGTTTTTCTTCTAAACATTTTCTACACACCTTTGTTTCCATTTTTATAATCTAAAAGTAGTTTATTAACCAGTGAAGATAGATTGATATGTAAGGATCTATAGTATTCTAAAAGCTCTTTATCCAGTGCAACAGATACTTTTGTTTTCTTGTCCTCTTCTTTTTTTAACTTTCTTCCCATAATAATAAATATACTAAAATTTGTAAAAGTGTGAATATTATTACTATTTAATTATTACATAATAGGGATCAATTTCCCCCTTTAAATCACAAACATCTTTATCTGTTGGTAATTTAACTATTTTTATTCTACCCCATAATTCACCTCCATTTAATTCGTGATATAGTTTTACACCATCTTTAAACGCATCCCCATCCAAACAAATAATAACATCTTTTTTACAATTTTTGTATATTGTTTCAAATAAAAGTTCGGACATATGTTTTCCAAGCATAGGAATTGAGTTATTTAAAAATAACCCATCGAATACACCTTCGACTAAATGTATATCTTGATTCCAGTCAATTAAACTTTCCCAAAATATTATCTTTTCTTTTTCTGCTTCTGGATTCTTGTATTTAGCCTTTGTAAATGGATACCAACTTCTTGCAACATAATAATTCAATTCTCCTGTTTTACTAAAAGATGGAATTACAATTCGACCAGCATGATCTCCTTGATCACAAAAACCAATTTGGTATTTTTCAATCATATAATCGGAAATTCCCCGATTATGTAGGTAATTTATAGCAGCCTTTCTGACAGGATAAACAGGATGTGATTCTGAAAATTTTGTGAAGTGATCTGGAAGTTTTAGTTTTTTTCTTACCCTTTCTTTTTTTTCTTTGGTTTCAGGTCTTAATACTTGAAATAATTTTTTTTGTTTTTTATTTGCGTATTTGTCAAAAAGTTTTCCCAAAGACCCGTGTGTTCCCTCATAGTCACCACACGCCCAACATTTATAGACATTTTCAATATAGTTAATTTCTAGATTGTGTTTGTTTCTATCTTCATCACAGACCGGGCAGTTGAATGATATTTGACCTCGGTTCGGATAGTGTAGACCGTGATCTCCTAAAACATCTTCCAATAATTCAACTAAACCTTCATTTTCGTCCATTGATAAAATGTAAGTAATTTAGTTTGAAAAATCAATTTTATGATTGTTGAGTCTGTATTGGTGTTAATTTTAAATAAACATATCTTTTATTATCTTCCGTCTGTAGATTTTGATTAACCCCTTTTGATGTAATATTTAATTCTCCTATTTTGTCAAATGACGTGTATAGTGTTGCAGAATAATTTGGCGGTTGTCCAGTTATGTTTGTGGTAATTGTGAATGTTGCAAATAATTGTGAAATATTACTTGAAGGTACTCCATCAACAATAATTTTTCGATTTAAAAAATTAAGTGCTCGTTTTGCTTTAGTTGTGTCGTTTTTTTCCGGAACTTGATTTAAATAAACTTTGGATGGTGTATAACCCGATATTTTAATTTCTCCGCTTTGATATTTGTTTAAAAATTTGTCGAGTAGTTGTTCTCCATTATCTAGTGGTGCCGCTCCTACCGTTTTTCTAAAAACTTGAAGTCTGGTAAATTGGTCCGCGTCATTAATAATGTTGTTTTGCATATATTGTTCTTGATTGAAATTTTCGTGGGTTTTTAAGTAAGCGGGTTCTCCATTTTTGGTTAAGAAATTGTCGATAATATGACCCATCTCATGTTTAATGGTTTGGTCCATTGGACTTATATAATTTTTTCCGTCGTGCATTGAAAAAACATTTAGATTAATTGTTTTGTATCTTGGTTCGTTGAGTTGTGTAGTAGTTTTTGGATTATATACCCAACCATATGCATTTTTTACAGGTGTTGAGTTTTCATCATAATAATCTTTAAACAATCCTAGACTACTAATATATTGTTTTAGTGGAACCACAAGGTTTTTATTTTTAAATTTACCAACAGTCCCTGGATTTGAGTACCAATCAAGATATTCTTGTTTGGCCCTTGAAATTAAATTTCGAATATCGGTTTTAATTTTTTGTTTAAGTGGTGACACTGGTTGATTATTATTGGAACCCATTTCACTTAAATATTTTTTTCCATAATATCTCCAAGCTTCTTTTGTTCTTTTACCATACAATCCGTCAACACCATCTTTTTTTGGTCCAAATGGTCCCAAATTATGATTTGGATAGTTTTTTTTAACCCAAGTTTGGAATTTTGCGCATTCTGTTTTGTTTTTTAATTTAGGTTCGTATTCGGCCGGTGACATTGCGGATACATTTTGCTCTGGATTTTTTGTATTTTCTTGTTTCCAAAAAGTGTTTGCGTTTGGATTTTCTTTTCCTAGACTATCTGAACAATAGTCTGCACTTGTTATATCGCTAGAATTTTCGCCATCTTCTTTTATGATGAATTTTTTCAAATACTGTATTTGACTTTCCGTTAAAAAATATTTTTTGTTCATTTTTTTTTTAATAAATATATAAAAACACAATTAAAAATAACCACTACAAAAATTTTTTTAATTTTTTATATTTATGAATGATATGCCAGTAGATATTACAATTTCTTCAATTACAGGTCAATCACCGTTTAACATATTTATTTGTGATTCAGGTGCCACAACTTGTATATATGTAAATACAATTTCGATTTCGGATATTCCTTATAAATTCGGAGTTCCTGTTGTGTATGAAAACATGAGTAGTTTTAATGTTCGTGCTGTTGACGCAAATGATTGTCAAATTAATGAAATAGTGAATAAATGATGTCGTGTTCAATTTCAACATACTGTGTAAAAACAGAACTTGAGTCCTATGACGGTGAGTATAACATCGCAGGAACTCAAAATGGTCAAGACTATTTTACTGGCGGAAGTTATTTTATCTATTATTCTTTAACTGGTGGTAGTTTATGGTGTTTATCCACAGTTTTGGATGGTTCTTGTTTACAATTTGGCCCAAGTCCGTCTTCTTCAAGTTGTCCAGATTTGGATTTATCGTTTTTTTCGTCCGGATCTTGTCCTACTGTAACCACAACCACAACTTCACCTTGTGATGTCTTTGATTTTACTGCGGTTTTTGATTGTTTGGTACCACCGACAACAACAACGACAACCACAATACCTCCAACTACCACCACAACTACAACTATATTTGACGCTTGTAAGGACAATGGTATGATTGTAATATTGAGTGCATATACAACAACGACAACAACTTTACCTGTCACGACAACAACCACCACAACGGTTGTAAGACCCTGTAATTTTAGTGGGACAGCACAATTTAACATATTTGACGAATATATGAGATGTGGAAATACAAAACTATTTAAAGATTGTATTACAGGATTAGAATATTTTTCTTCTCAAGTTCTTTTAACTCCTTTTGGTACTTCACCAATTCAAAATTATGTTTATAAAATAGATGTTAATGGTGTTGAGTCTTGTGTTGTGTTCATAGGTCTTGTTGATAACATTAGTGGTATTGATCAAATAGAAATAAAAGAAGAACTGGGTCCTGAATTGGAAGGTAAATGTCTTGATTGTGTTCCTGAACCTTTTCCAAATTGTATAACAATACATTCTGAATGTGGTGAATTAACAATTAATCCAATTGATAATTTAAATGGTAAACCTCATTATGTTTGGAGTTTTTTGAACATACCTGGCGTTCCTTTTGAAATTTACTGGGATAATTCAAATAACAGGTGGGTTGTTCAAAACCAAGTCGTTGGAATACCTGCGGCGTACCTTGATATTGATTCGCCGTTACCTTCAGGATCTTTAGTAGAATGGGAAGATACAAATCTTTATTTTGTATGTGTGAGTACGGTAGCTGGATTTTATACTTCAATACCTACAACTCCTTGTCCTGGTCAGGAACCGGAAATTTGTTATTGTTATATTTTATTTGGTGGTGATTTGTTTCCACAAACAGTATTTGATTTGAATGGTTGTGATGGTAAATTATCTAGTGTTACGGTACCTTCTGGAACTACAGGTTATACTTGTTCATTCACAGTACCATCTGTTGTTTCTGGCGATGGTATTGTTTTAGGTATTTTAAGTACTTGTAGTGCCGATTGTCCGGTTCCTGTTCCGACACCAACACCTGAACCTTGTGTGTTATATCAATTTAATGTTTATAATGGATCTATTTTGACAAATCAATTTACATATCAACTATGTGATGGATCTTTAGTTACAAATACTATTAATTCATATCAAACTGTTGTTATTTGTTCTTCAACAACACCAACGTCACCATCTGGTAATGTTCAAATAACAAGTCCTATTACACCTATACCTTGTTCATAAAAAAAAATATCGTCCAAAAAGACGATATTTAAAAAAATCGGTATATTAAACGATATTATTTCCAGATCTCTTGAGACTTCATAAAACCTAAAACACATGTGTATGCATCTGTTTGGTCAAAACATTCTTTTTTAAGTGTGTTGTTTTTGGTATAAGCCCATGTAATTTGTGGTTCTCTTTTAGCAACCTTTTCCCACACAATCATTTTTTTATCCACATCTTTTGGTAAACCACCAAATAAAACATATTTTCCCTTGTCATTTGGTTGTACTAATTCTGGCCAAGCAAATTTTCTTGAGTTATACGTTGATATAAATTCTGGAACAATACCTAGAATTGTATAGATTTCTTTGGATATAAAACTATTAAATCTTAATAGTGTTTGAATTGTATAAATATTATTTGAGTTCAACAGTGGTTCTTCAATTACAACTTTAACGATACCCAAGTTTTTATATGTTTCTAATTTACTCGAAAATACCTCAGCCTTTAATAATAGTTCCAACATTTTTTCTTGAGTTTTAACTTTTGGTCTAGGTGAAATATGTGTTAGTTCTAACAACTCTTCACTTTTAATATCAAATAATGCCCATCCGATTGTTTTGGTGGATATATCAAGACCCAAAACCTTTGGGGTGTTTTTAACTGCTCGACTCATAAAATCTTTTTTTATTATTATAAAAGAAATATTATAAAATTGTAGTTTTAGATTAAATATCTATTTTAATAACGTATTGTTGAATGCCTTGTCTTAATGTTGGTGATTGTAATTTAGACATAACTAAAATATCTTTATTATCATCTAACAACGCAATTTCAGTAACATATGATTTAGATCCAAAAGTCCATGATGGGTTTGTTGAAACCTGAAACTCTGTTGAGCTTAAATTAATTTTATATTTCATCTCATAAATAGTTGCCGCGATGTCGGTTTCGATTCCACCATAGAAATAATACTCGTCACCAAAATTTAATTTTGGTCCTGTTGTATTATTTGGTGTCAACTTTATAAAATTGTTAAGATTATAAAATGGTGCTGAATTATAGTTATCTGGTGAAATTATAAATGTGGTACCGGTCAAAGAATCTTGTGTAATCCAACCATTAATAAAGTCATTACTGATCTGACTGGTGAAATCAATAAGTTTCCACTGTGTAGGATCTGGTCTTTGTCCTGTTGGTACTTTTTGTGCCAAAATTTGAAATTTATCAGCAAAATATCCTAAAGGTAGATCACAAGTTGGACAAAAAGTTGTGGTGGTTGTTGTAATTGGTAACGTTGTCGTTGTAGTTGTTGTGGGACAAGACGGACAATTACCAGTATTTGTTATTGTTGATGCCGATGAACTTGGTATAATAACAGTACTTGAACAAATAATTGCACTTGTTGATTGTGGTAAAGTATATGGTGATGTTTTTGTTTCTCCACAACAAGGCGTAAAAGTTAATGTAATACTTTTTGTGTCTGTATTTGTTATTTGGTACGAGTCACATTGTGGTAATGTTGTGGTTGTTGTTGTACATCCAGGACAATCACCTAAATTGGTTATTGTCACCGCAGATGAAATTGGGTTAATATCGGTGCTTGAACAAAGTTGTGTACCTGTCAATCCGGGTAATGCTAGTGGTGATGTTTTTGTTTCATCACAACAAGGTGTAAACGTTACGACCACACCTTTAATACCATTATTAATTATTTGATATCTTTGACAAACTGGTATTGTTGTGGTTGTGGTTGTGATTGGAAATGTCGTCGTAGTCGTAATTGGTGTATATCCTGGTTGTACCAAACATCCAAATTCTCCGCCAAATCTAACGGCAACATTTTTAGATACATCCGGATTACATTCGTTGTTGTTTCCAACAATATATGGATAATAATTACAATGAAGTGACTCTGTGTAACAATATTCATTAGATAATCTATATGTTATAAACATAGTTTCACTATTTCCTGTTAGAATTCCTTGAGAAGAAGATGTTGTGTCACAAGTATTTGGTGTGATCAATGATACTTGAGGTGCTGGTAATGTCCAATTACGATTTGATTTGTAAGACATTGCTGCAATTATTTCCTCATCATCAATCACTATTAGTTTACTGTCTGGAAAAACTTTACCTATCCTACTAGGATATCCATCTGTATTTGCAAAATTATCCCACAAATGATAATACCTTAATCCAGGATTATTCATATCATCATTTTTTTTGGATTTTAAAAAATATGGTCGTAGTAAATCTAATTCTTCGAATCCTGGAGGGTCTACCCAAAATGTTTGTCCAAAACAACAATCTGGATTTTTGTGCCACATCAACCAAGGAATATAAACTCTAAAGTTTCTTGCTTGACCCATGGTATTGAGTGGGTTCACGGTGTCAAATAGTTCGAGAGCAAATTTTTCACCATAAAAGAAATCTATTGTTTGATTTGTATAATGAATTATTGAAATTGCTTTTTGTTCTTCTGGAGTTACAGTTATTTTTTCATCAAATGAGTTATAATAAAAAACGGAACTTGTATCTGTTTGACCTGAACTAGAGTTATAACCAAAATATTCTTTACTTCCAATGTAATTTATCGATCCAAATTTGGTGTAATCTTCATATGTATTTGGAATTAACCCCGCTGGGTTTTCAGTCCACGGAATATTCATGTTCCAAACTTTAACATCAAACTGATCCGTATCACAAATAGATTCAAAATCTATTACCTGTTCACCCCAATGTGGTGAAGGGGTAATACTATCATAAATTTGATTCATATTAGGCGGATATATTAAAACTCTTGAGTAACAATTTAATGGAAAACAAGAATAATCTGGGGTATTTCTATCTAATGTGATCTCATTTAAACAAACATCAACAATTCTATATGTTAAAATTGTAAAACAACTATTAAAAGGCATGAAACATTCAGGTGCCGGAGGAAGTGGACATTGTGGGCTTGGCGATGGTGTAAAACAAGGTGTTTTACTTGGTGTTGGTGTAGGTGTAGGTGAAGCGCATGGATCACCAGAAAAAGTCGTTGTAGTTGTAGAAATTGATGATGAAACGCTTGGTGTTGGTGTTGGGGTTGGGGTTGGTAAATTCACACATTCACAGTTGTATTTTGCGTTACCGTCAAAATATATTGTCACAATATCACCTATTTGTGGCGTATTTGTTATTGAGGTATTACATCCAGAATAAATTAATGTTATTTTGTTAGTGCCATTTACAGTAGACATATCAACCACGTAATTTGGTGTTCTAACATATTTATCACCTATTAAAACATCCCAGTTTATTGTACTGGCGGTTGTGTTTCCACTAAAAAAACCTCGAAGTGGAGCTCTGTTAAAAACTTGATCAATAACAGAATCCATAAAAGGAATACCATATGTATTACTTTGATTTGAATCCGCATAATATGGATATTTTACATATTGTTTGTTAGATTGTGGAATACCGCTAGCGTTTTGGCTATTAAATTGTGGTTCTAAAACGAAACTATTACTTTGTACGTAAGATCCTGGAAGTTTATCGTATGACACTTCGCTATCTCCAATTTGGAAATACGAAATTTTAAAATTTCCTTGCGATATTTTTTGTCTTCCAACGTCAGTTATTCTTGTACTGACTAAACCTGATGTATTTTTTAATATGTATGCCATGGTTAATGATAAATATTATAATATTCTTTTTTATAATTTAGGTGTTGGTGGACCAAACGATGGATTTATTATAGTAACAGGACAACACTCACATTCATTTACAACAGCATTTGATATGAATATTGTAAAACTATTATTATCACCCGAACAATCATCATTAGGTGCGTTTATTATTGTATTTGTGTATGATCCGGTGATGATTTGATTATTAGTTAAAGTAAACGTGTTTCCATATTCTTTATGCTCATTATTTTTTGGTGTTGGTGTTATTGAGCAATATGGCAAAATTATAGTTTGAAATTGTTGGTTAATATTTTGTGTTAAAGGTCCAAATCCAGACACCGAAACAAGGTTATTATAAACCGGGATTGGGCTTGAGCTTGCTGGGTAATATCCGAAATCACTGACGTGATTAATATCGAATGTGAGTGTTAATCCTGATGGTAAATTAGATGAAATAACAAAGGTTTGTGATAATGTATTTGCCGATAATTGTACTGTAACTGCCGGTGCTGGTAAAGATGGTACATTAACTAATTTAAGAATTACTGTTCCGATTGAATCTTTAACGTAAACTTGGTAATTTGACGGTCCTAGATTTTGGAATATAGGACTTTGCTGATATGTAAGTCCGTTATTTATTGAATATTGATATGGTGGTGTTCCTCCTATGGCGTTTATTATCATAGACCCATTATTTCCACATTGTGCTGGAGTTACAGACGTATCAAAATCAATTATACTTGATGGTGAACAATTACCAGTCAAAATAACCATATTATTATATTGGAAACTTCCGAGTATTTGCCATCCTGTTAGTGGTGGTGTGGATGGATTATTATTAATGAAACTTACACCAACAAATGTATTTCCAGTAAAAATCCAGTTGTTTGTATTTCCAGTGTTCCAATATAATGTATATTGACTACCAGATGAAGACCATGATGGGTATTCGTTTATATCAACATCTGGTTCTAATTGAAACTGTTGGATTTCATATCCTTTAGGTGCTCTTACTGTCATATTAACACATAAATTTTCGTATGATGGTGGAGGAGCAATAGTTGTTGTTGTGGTTGTTGTTGGTGTTTCTGCGGTAAGAATACAAGTAGTAATGGCAGTGAAATCACCATAAAAGTCAGTAATTGTCGCCGGGTATTGACCAAAGTCTAAATTTGTTATTGTTTGTCCAATACTTCCAATATCCCATGAAATTGTATATGGTGGAGTTCCTCCGGTTATTATAAGGGTCGCTTCTCCATCATATGCGTTAGGTCTTGTTGGATGTTGTACCATACAAAAAACTTCCATAGGAAAAATAGTCAAGACATCACATTCGTTTCTTGATCTGATTGTTGCCACTGATTGTGGTGGGCATTCTCCGTCAATACAAAGACCTCCAAGTTTTACTGGTATTATTTTTTCAGTATCAAAGTATGGTCTTACATAACTACAAATACTAAATGTTTGTCCGGTTGGTAAATATAATTTTAAAAAATTATAATTACAATCAACAAAACTGGTTTCGAATTGTTCTTCTGGTGTTTTAAAAATAAAACATCTGCAGTTACATTCAGTGGATGCGGAAAGTATTGTGAAGGACACGTCATTTCTACACCCAATAACTCCCATGTCCGAAACTAGAAATGGTGTGTTTGGGGTGCTTGGAATTGGTCCTGTAATATCAATATATACAAAAGTATTTACATATGCGGATAAAGATGGATCATCACTTGTTATCATTTCTTGTAATCCATCACAAGCCATTAATGAATAACATTGTTTTATACATGGATTTTCTTCTAAACATTGTTGACAGCCCAAATCCTGATAAATTTGATATTCGTTAATAGCACTTACTAAATTGCCAACTATTGGTGGTGTTGATGAAAAGTTTTTGGAGTATATTCTTGAACACTGAAAGGTTTGTGATAACCCGCTATTACTTAAAATAAAGTTATTTCCGTATATTACATCATCTATTGATAATTGGGAATTAGATCCCATAAATGTAAAAAATTGAGTGTCTTCACAACATGAACTGAAATAAAATGCCGTATCGACTTTTGATATTGACAAGGTGATTATATTTCCTGATGTGTTACCGCTTATTTGATCATCTAAACAAAAATTTAATACTGTTTCTGTGTTTGGTTGTACAAATACTGTATTTGTATTTCCACTGCAGTCGACAAATATCAGATTATCTTCTGTAAATCCCGTATTTTTTACGTGTAATACCCTACAACTATTATAACAACTTAAACTCATTTAGAATATAAATAATTGGATTTTTGTTTTTTCTAGATAAGATTTCATCACATCAACATATTTGTTTGTTGAGCTGTTTTGTTCTATGTAGTTAAAATAATTTTTATCTTTTGTTAATTTTTCTAATGGATCTTGGTTTATGAACTCACCTTTATAGAATTTTGTTGATTTTAGGTCATCAGTGACTCCGGCCATATGTAAAATTGGAGCCTCTTCGTATCTTTCTAAAGTATCTGTTGCCCAAGAAAAGTCCAAAAGTTTTGTGACTTTTGTTTCTTTACCGATCATCCAAAGATTCCAAAGTAATGCCCACATATCTGCGGTCCATATTTGAAGTCCTCCGTGTGGTATTTGGTGTTTTCTATCAAAACTTAACACACTAAAATATAATTTAGAACAATCATCATAAACTTTTTCCCAGAATTCATGTCCTACATTTTTTAACAAATATTGTGCTCCTCCAGAATTTTCTTGGTTTTCTTTGACAATAGATAAATCAACTCCAATTATGTTTGTCATAAGGTTCAAAAGATGATTTTTTTCTAAATCGGGATATTGATTTTCATATCTTTTTCCACATTGACTCACATAATCATAACCTATATAACCTATTGTATCTGATAAATAACAAATATCATCATTTATCATTTTTTCAAAATTTGGAATCTCTCTAAAAATAATATCAGAATCGTGATAAAAATAACATTCTTTTAATTCTGGTTTTTCCTTCAACCATCTAGAAAGTGCGAGTGGTCTTAAACTTGGGATATATCTCTTATCTTGTCTATCATCTAAATAATGATGTACTTGTATTCCTAAATTTTTTAACTCTAATGATTCTTTAGTCGGTTCGGTAGCTCCTTGTACCATAACGAATAATACGTGGATATTTTCTGGCTTAATCCCTAATTCTATAAAATTATGGGTATATACCTTTGTTTGCCAGTGAAAGTAAGGTATGTCTGGGTGTGCTGATACGTATACTACATTTTTCATAAGAAAAATATATTTAAAAAAAATAATAAGTGAATCAATTTACCTTGTTTATTGTTACAATTAAAGATGGTATTAAAATTACATTTCCTGATGTTTGTTGGTATTTTATAAACAATTGATTACTTCCATTTTTTCACAACCTGTTGTATCAACCAATTTAAGTCCTATTGCTGGAACTAAATCAAATTGTGGTGGAAGTGTGATTACTGTTGGTATAACATTTATAAGTCCCAAATAATAACAATTATTTCCATACACATCGCATGCGTAACCACTAAATGGTGGAACAAACCCGATAACTCCGTTTATTGTTATTTGTGTCATTTTTTAATTACATTCAACACATGATATATCATATGCGATTATAGTATTCACAACAAATCTTGTGTCGTTTAATAAATTATAATTTTGTGTGCCACAATTTTTTTGTATCTCTTCACAATCATTTGTTATCATTACTCTGTTATTTTCATAATCAATTGTCACTTCACCAACACCATAAAAAGAAAGAATAAGATCACGCATTGTATCTCCCCACAAAATATCACTTGGGTAATCATTAAGTGCCGTTGAGGTGTAAAATATATTTTCAACTTCGTCTTCACCAACTTTCACAACTAATTTAAATGTTGCCGAATTTAAAATACAATTTGTATCTCCAGATGTTAAATCAAAATAACCTTCATTAAACATTTGTTTCATGCCTCGTTTTCCGATGATACTTGAATTTTCAAAGTTATTAGAACAAATTGTTGTTGTTGAGTATGTACCTAAAAGTTCAGTGCCTGAAAGTGTTACGGTTTGATGTTTTGTACACCCACTTTTATCCGTAATCAAAAGAGAATAAGATCCACTCGTAAGACCAGTTATATATGTACCTGTTTGTCCTCCAACATTTGCAGACCAATTGAATGTGAATGGTGGTGATCCGCTTGTAATTATAACTTGTATTTCGCCGTCGTTTCCAAATACTGGGTTTACACCAAATAGTGTAAAGTCCATGGGTTGTGATAGTGTAATAAATATTGGTATTGATTGTGAACACCCACTAGAATCTGTTACCGTCAGTAAATAATTTCCGCTAGCCAAATTTGTAAAATTACCATTTGGTTGTGTAATTGATTGTAAATTATTTGATGGTCCTGTCAATGTATAAGTCACTGGAAATGACGCAGTATTTGATACAAAGGCCGATAATGAACCGTATTTTCCACCACACGTACTTCCAGATATTGTTGTATTAATTGAAAATTTGTTTACGTTTTGGATTTGAACTATTTGTGTGTAAACACAATCACTAGAATTTGATACTGTGACTAAATAAGTTCCAGAACTTAAATTTGTAAATGAATGTGATAAACCGGCGTTTATAGATTGTGTTGATGATCCTGTATTACCAGATATTGTGTAAGTGTAATTTCCTATACCTATGGCGTTATTTATTGATATTGAAACTACTCCGTTGTTTGAATTACATGTGGAATCAACGGTACTAATGTTTATACTTCCAAACGCATTTGGTGTGACAAGAGTTGCTTGAGTTGTAAAGGTACAAAAACCAGCATCTGTGACTGTGAATGTATAAAGACCACTACTTAATCCTGTGAATGTATAATCACTATCAAAACTAATTTCAGATTGCCCATTGGATCCATAGTAATAATAAGGCGCCGTTCCTCCACTAACAAGAAGTTGTACAATTCCATTATTTTGAAAACAACTTGGTTGTGTTATGTAAATTGCTGCCGGTCCTACAGGTGGTATATTATATATTGGTATTGTTTGAGTTTCGACACAACCATCAGGACTTGTAATTTCAACAGTATATGATGCCTGTGTCAAACCAGTTATTGTAGATCCTGTTTGTCCATTGACATTAGACAACCAATTTATTGTATATGCACTTATCGGATTTGTTAATCCAGTAATGAATATTTTACCGCTTCCTTGTCCTGGTATGCAACTAGCATCATTTACCGTGTAATATCCAAAAGTAAATGTTGTACTAGATTTAACAACAACAGACGCACTAGTACCAGAACACCCAGCATTGAATGCTTCAATATAATAACTCCCTGGTGATAAATTATTAAATTCGTAAAAATTATCAAAATTTAATAATGTATTACTATAACTTGACTGGCCGCTTGAAATAAATGCCCCTCCAACATCGTAAAGATAAAAGTCCGTACTTGTTAAATTTGCGAAAACATCATCTTGTGTAAATCCAGTAATTACTCCATTGTTTAAATTACATGTTGTATCTTGAACTAATGCATAGGCGCTAGTTCCACTTGATATCATAAATGGATAAGAATATTGTACTGGGGTTGCTGGTGGAACTGCGGTGTCCGTAACATAAAGACTATAAATCCCATGAGTTAAATTATCAACATAGTATATATTACTAGATGTTGTAAGAGCACTTGTCGGTAAAGGTCCTCCGGTTGTTATGTTGTACCCAGTTACAATCCAGTTTGGTGAGTCTCCCGTTACTTCAACATAAAATTCACCTGTGGATCCTAGTGAACAATCGCCAGTTAAAGATAAATTAGAAAGTAATATATAGCTCATTATTGGTTACAAAGTATTGAAAAGTTTATTCCCACATTTATTTCAAAAACATTTTCATTATCCACCGGAATGCAATTTATGTTATAAATCGCAACAGAATTATTTTTAGTATCAATATCATAATCAAAACCAAATGTTTGTAAATCATCAAGACTTCCGATTAGTGCATTGTACCAATCATTAGCCGATGGAAAATTCTGATATCCAACCGTAGTTGCAAATTGATTTGATACTAATGGTACTCCGTTATATTTTAGCTCTACATACCATAAAGATGTTACCGTATTCAAAATACAATCATTTGGTGTTAAACCACTACTTTGTAAATAATCAACTAGGGTATTTGCAAATATAGTACCAAAAGATAGAAAATCAGGATTTGCATCCCATGGGTAAATCGGACATTCCAAAACCTGTACTGGACAATCAAAATCAAATAATTGTGTTGTTAGTTCACATGGATTACAAGGTATAGGAACTATTTTACAACCAAATTGTCTTCTCCAAACAAATTTTTGTCTGTGAAAAATTGAGTTTTCATATTTTACACCAGTATTCCAAATAGTTGTTGCTGGAACCATTTGTTCTATTAATCTAACCCAATAATCTCCCATTCCGTTCAGATAATCGATAATAGGTTGGTAGGTAAAGTTATCATTTTCAACACCTATCAATTTTTCAGATTCCAGGTATTTCCAATAAATTGATGATAATGTTGGATATCCTCCGGTTTTACCATCGGTAATGAATTGTCTATTTCTTACATTAATCATGTTTTTCCAAAATGTTTGAAGAAATTCAAAAAATGTTTTTTCTTTTGGTTTTGGTATTATTACGGTCCAGTCAATACCTCCTGGAGATGGGTAAACAGGTTTTGGATTTGGCACACAATAAGTCGGCTTAATATAAAAAAGTCCTTCATTTGGTATTGGAAAGTTATATCGATTTGACATACTCCAAACATCATAAGCAAGTGCTAAACTAGGGTTTAACATAATGTCAACATTCTTAACATTTAACACTAAACAATCTTCCGACACTTGATAATATGCGTTGAAATTTCCTTCAAAACTACTTCTTTGAGGTAAATCGGTATCAGTCCAACTTTTTTTGTTATCATTTACTCTTCTCAATCTAAATCCAAGATTCATAAATGGAAATTGTCTATATCTTTGAAGGTATTCTTCTCCATAATTAAATGGTAATAGGGTCGTTTGAAATGATGGGTTTTCTCCTGTAAAAACAGATGTTGTCAGATCTACCTTTTCTGGCATTCTGTGTTGTGGTGTTGATTCAAACCACCCTCCTCCTATTTGGAAAAAATAACTATCACTTTCCACTGGCATACTTGGGCATCCAAACTCATCTAAAGGATAGTCAATTGTAGTAACTGTAATATCTTTTGTGACACTTGATAATGTTACTCCAGTATATTGGACTCCCATAATTGAGTAAACATCCGTTAGATCTAAAATAGGTGTTTCTTGAACATAAGTCCCTCCTGATATTTTTAAATACTGTTTTTCAAATTCATTTATGTTAATTCTTTGATCAGCCAAATAAATATACTCATTAAAGTCTATTAAAAATTCAGGAGCCCCTATAAATTTCAACAATATTTCAATTGATTTTCTAGTACCTTTCGACTTAAAAAGATAAGCCGCGTTCATTATTAAATTTCTATAGAATTGGTAGTTCAGTTCATCTGGTGTCTTACCGGCTGCAACTCCACTGAATTGGTTTGTTTGTGGTGAAAAAACAGAATTTAAAAAATCAGTTTCACTTATTGGTGAAATATTAGTTGCCCACCCTAAAGTTTGTGCAAAATTTTGTAATAATTGTGATGGTATATCATTTTTTACCGTATAATTTACAGAATTCATATTGGCCAAAGTTCCTATAAATGTTTTGGTGTCGTCAAAGCTTCTTCCGTATATTTGAAGTACTTTGTCGTATTTTCGATCTACAGTATCAAATTCGACAAGGGCCGATGTGGTAAAAAATCTAGATATTAAATTAGTGTTGAAGTTATCTAAACTTACCGCAAATTCATTTAGTTTATCAATATAGTTTTGAAATGATAAACTTCTGATGTCCAAATTCCAGGACCCTTCGGTTGGAAACTTCAGACTTTCATATGTAAAACTGTAAGTACCATCTTCGTTTTCTCTTGCAACTTGGAAATATGCCGTGTATTTTGGTGTTATTTGTCGGTTTAATAAAAAGTTTTCAACCGCATCAAAATTTTCATTAAAAACCTTGTTAACGTAAAAATCGGTTGGTCTTATAATAAAACCAGAACTACTAAAATACTCGTTTGGAAAAATTTCACCCTGTACGTAAATCTTAAATGTTATACTATTATTGTCGACCGGAACGATATCATTTATAGTGTATTGATTTCCTCCTATAAAAATTGAATACTTTCCATAATTCTTTTTCATGTTTCTCAATTCAGAAGTTGATACTTCATAAGCGGCGGTATTTTTTTCCGCATTTACTGAAAAATCAATTGCAAATGGATTACTAATTGCATCCAATAATATTTCCATTGTTGTTTCTTTTTCAATACTATCATAAGAAATATTAATGACTGTATATCCAGTACTAAAATCTTGTCTTAATGGTGAAACTTCTAATGCTGCAGGAAAAAAGTTAATTATTTTAGTTATGGAATAAGATAATCTAGTCACTAATGAACCATATAATGTAAAATTGGTTATTTGTGAAAGATCATAATTTGGATATACTTTAAAATTTTTGGCAATAATCATTTTAGATTGCTCAATATCATTGATATTCATAGATTCTAAAGAAATAGGTTCTGAAAAACTACCTATCTCAAAAGTTCTATTTTGTTTCTCGACAATATTTGTTGAAAACTCAAAATTACCTTGCGTTAACCCTCCTCCGTCGACTACCTGTAGTCCAACTATGTTGTCAGAAAATGAAAATCCTCCGGTAGCTTGTGGTGGACAAGTAAATTTTTTGATCGCCATTATTGTGTGATGTTATTGAATGATTTACTAAAATCTATATTAACTCCTCTGTCTTCTCTAACTTCATAAAGTAATTCATTGAATTGGTCTCGGATTTCATATAGGTTGTATTGTTTATAAATGTTGTTTTGATTATCGTAAATTGTATATATACCATCATCGATCGATTTGGTTTGATTACCATAAAGAGCGATTGCCAATGTTGATATGTCGTGTTCCACAATTTCTATTTCAGTAGTTATGGGATTGAAAAAAGTATTTGTTATTATAATATTCTGATTTGGTTGACCTATAAATGGTGTCGCATTAGGTTTGTTTGTTGGTGATGAAGATGGTGATAAAGTACAAAACAAAAGATTTGTTGAGTTTTCCACATACCTATATCTTATCGATTTTTGTGACGTATTTGTTAAATTAACATACACTGGTTCACAATAAAAACTAGAAGTTATTATTCTAAAAAAATTAGGTATTTTTGCACCATTATCATTCAGATATTCAACTCTGAATCCGACTAAACCTTGATTTACAAATTTATTTCTAAACTCTGATGGAACAGAATTTAAGTCCACCACAATCCCTTTAACATTAGGTAATGAAGATAAAACACCACAATCAGTGATTTTTGTTCTAATTTCCGCCGGTCTTATGTATAGTGTATATATACCTAATTTGTTAAAAACGTCGGCCGGTAGTTTTAAATTATATAGTCCGCCAAGTATTTCTATATTAGCATTACCTCCAGTATCATTATTATGAAAATAAGGTTTTAAGACATTTCTAGCGTCTAATTTTGTTAGTAAAAAATTATCAGTATTATCTCTTGTTGGGGTATAATTTAGAATTATCTCGACATCATCCGGACTAACATCTGATGGTCTTATAGTTCCGTAGGTTCCTGTTGCCACAATTATTATTTTTCTTTGTTTATTATTTCTATAAATACAGAAATCATGTTTTTTTTATCTTAAAAAATCCATATCCATATTTGATAAGATCTCCAAGACTATCGACTTCACCTAACCTTTCAATTGTTTCAAGTGGTGACATTTTACCTCTTTCTATAAAAATGTTTGATTGAAGTTGCGGTTCATCAATTATATTTAGTAATGCTTCATCTTTTGTTATCGCAGATAAAACATAGTCATTTGTATTAATACCATCTGAAGACACAAAATAAAGTGTTGTCCCGTCTTTCATATCCCAGTAAAGAATATTATTTATTGTATATGCAGTGTACTCATTTGTTGGGTTTGGCCCATATACCATTCCTACACACCCAGAACTTCCAGTTATTTGTAAGTTCAAAACATATTTACCATTAAATAAATTGTATTTAGGTCCATATTGAGTTAAATCATTTAGACTACTTTTAGTGTACCCAGTTATTAAGAATGGTGTTGTGGTGTAATTACTTGAGTCGTAATCATTTAGTATATAGTTTGAATCTCCGGTGAAAATATAATCATAATTAATTGGTGTTCCGGTCCAATAACATCCCGCCGGTAAAAAATTTGCAGTTCCTTGTGGATTATTAATTGTAACGCCAGTTAATGGTAATTTTATTGGTTTTTCGACATATGAGATTCCCCATGGTGAATAACACGTCATTTTAATAACATATTCTGCCGGTGTTGAAACATAAGTATGATTTACAGGTGTTTGACTTGTTAAGGTAATCAAAGGTGAGTTATCCCCCCAGTCTACAACATAACTACAAAGAGATAAAAACTTAATAAATCCTTCGTCACTGGTATTATAAAACACAATATTATACGGATTTAAACTATTTCCAGACCATAAAAAGTTTACAATAGTGTCTTTCTGAAGTACGGCACCATCAAATGGGGTGTAATAACCTAAATCTACAGTGTTTTCAGTAAATAATATTGGTACTGAAACGCAATTCAGTAATGATTCACCATCTGTTCCACCGCTTAACACATGTTGCAATGGTAGGTAATAACCTGTACTTCCAGTAAGTTGTGTTATAGTTGATGCTGTAATTGGGCAACATGGATCTATATATATAGAAATGTCGGTAGATCCTGTGTAGTCCCCATAAATTATATCACCTTTTATATTCTCTGGTGATATTTTAAAATAATATTTTTGTTCTTGCATTACGGGTTCACATATTCATACCAACGAATTGGGTTTATTTCGTCTCCGACTCTGTTGTTTGTCTGGGTTGAAAACACTTCGTATGTTCTACTTGGGTAATCCATTTTTAATTTGTAGAAAAAATAATCATCGCTATTAAAAGTATAATAACTACCAATTAAATTAGATTGTGGTTGATTCATCATTCTTACAAATATTCCAAGTCTTGCATCAAAAAACTTTGCGCTCATAAAAAATTCATCCACGTCAACATATTCTCTATCTCTCAACCAATAAATAAAAAATCCTTCTTTATCACCAATAAAATCTAATCCCATTTTAGGTTTTTTAATTTGTACGTTTTGTAAATAATTTGATATGTTTACCGTATCTGTAAAACCTTGTTGTACTGGAAGTATTATAGAAAAATATAATATCTGATCTTGTTGATCTTTTTTATCATAAAAATCAAGTTTGAAAAAAGATTTGGTAAATGGTTTTGAAAATGAATAAACTTCAAGAGAATTAAATCCTTCGGTTAGATAACTATTAACCCAGGATGATTGATTACTAATTGTTTGACCTGTATCAAAAAAATAAAACTCATAAAATATTTTCGTAACTTCAGTGTTTGTGTTTGCGGACAAATATGAATTGTGCGAAAATCTAAAAAGTTCAAAATCATTTGGTTCTCCAATTATATTTTCAATAACATTCAATTGATATTGATCGATCGCTTGATCTCTATCTGTAAAATCCCATTTTATTTCAATTGGGATGTCTACCTGTCTGTCATCAGTTGGTCTTGTTAATTTATATTTATTCACACTCATCGATTAATGGATCTTCAATTGTTGTTATGTCTTGTATTCCTATGCCTTCGGAAAAAACTCTAAAAATGGTATTCTTAAACGGATAATGTTTTCCATTTGTAAATGGATAGTCAACCCCCACTCCGTCTGGATCTATAAAACCATAGGGATATAAATCCCTGTATCTAAAACTACCAGACAAATTAGAATAAAAAGCGTATGGTGGAATGTTAATTACACTATCTGGATCCGCCTCTTCAATGTAAGGCGAATACTCCCTTAATCTTATAGATGAATGTGGAAAATAGTAATAACCAAATTTATTATTCACTGGTGATATATTTGATGGAGTAAAATAACTTTGATTAAATGTGAACTTGTGTATTTTTCGAGATATTACCCTTTCGGTCTGTTCGAAATCATTCCATTCACAGTAATCCCCTTCTATTGTATCTCCACTTACTAAATCTTGTGTATAATAACATGGAAATAACCCACCTGGGTTATTAGGGAAATATTGTGATGTTGGTATTGAGCTATTTGATAAGTTATTTGATAAGTCCCACCACCAGTTTGGCGCCGTTCCATCTAAATAAGCATTAAATGAAAATCCTTCTTTTAATTTATTTGTCCATCCATAATATCCTTTCCATATTGTTGTAAAAAATAATTCGGATATTGGTCTTTTTTGATTGTCTAAAATGGTATCGATATCAAAATCTTCATTAAATGATAGCGAGTAATTTTGACTTCCTTCCAATGTCGAAGTTCTCGGGCAAGACGGTGGACTTAATGCTTGGAGTGGTGTTCCTCCTGAATAAACTAATTCTTGTTTTGAAATAATGTTGAATATACTTTGTTCGTATCCACTATTAACCATTATGGCATCTTGTGGGTTTGAAATTATTTTATGTATTCTAACATAATATTTAGATGTTGTTTCGCCACTATTTGCGACATTGAGAACTCTCTTAAATGTTCCAGTGACTCCAACGCTGAATGTTGCTCCAAGATATCCTATATTATCTATTTGAAATATGTACCCATCACTTCCAAAACCGACATCCCCTATTTTTGAAATTTCAAAAAAACTATTTCCATTATAATTTATATTTAATTCGGCAAATTCACCAACGTTTAATCCATGTTTTATAGGACACTCAAAAACAATAAATTCATCGTTTATTTCTTTAATATAAAAAGGTATACCATCACCAGCAATCCAGAACCAAGTAATAATTTTTGTTGGGTCGTTGAGGTATAAAATTTTTGTTTCGTCATTAGAAAATGCGTAAGACATGTAATGATTCCAGTTGTATGTCGACGCACTTTTATTTATAAAAGGTTGGTGGTTATTGACACCAATTGTATAACCAAGTTTATTGTTATCTTTTCTTACAAAATCGAATTCATCATATTGTGGAAATCCGGACCAAAAAATAGGAGCATTCGGAAAACAAGCAACTTGTTGCGTATTTTCTATTAAATTTGAATAATATAAATAATTGTAATAGGGGAAATAGGATGTTACCCCAGAATATGCGTTTTTGAAAATCATTACATATTTTGAAGTTGGTCTAAAAATTGTTGATTTTTGTCTTTCAAAGTTAAATACTTCTTGTAGATTAACATCTAAAGTTCTTTCATATTCTACTTGCTCTTTTACGGTTTGTTCCAATACAATCTTATCAGAGCCATCAACATTAACGCTTCCTTGAAATCTTTTGGATCCTAATATTATATTACTAGTTTGGTCGACACTCATTTTTACTCTATATTTACATATAATTTTATGAATTTATCAACTGCTGTATTTCCATTATTCAAACCAAAATAAAAATGGAATGGTGCTCCAACCACAACAGGTTTTCCTTGTGGTACTCCATTAACCACATTATTTGTAAGTGTTAAAGGTTGGTTATTGTTTGTAAAATTAGAAATGAATCCAAAGTTTGTTGTTGACGTTTGATAATATTCATTTGGGTTATCAAAATCTAAATTTTGATAATATTGTGAATAAAATCCGGTTGCCGTAGAATTTTGATCGGCCGTTGTGACCCAATTATTATCTTCAGATCCAAATATGTTTAAAGATGGACCATCAATTTGCCATTTATAGTGTGGTACTATTTGATCAGTACTATAACCAAAAAATCTAACCACACTACAATTATTTGAGTTTGTAAATGTTTCAATACCTGGAGTTAGTTTTCTTCTATAATCTTGGTTTTGTGTTGATGATGAAAAGAAAATTCCAAATACCGGTCTTTGATCTGGGGTATTATCAGTTCCAAAAAATAAAAAGTTTGTGGGATAATTTATTTCTATATATGGTGTAACTTTCCATTCTGAATTAATCGAGAGGGCTTGAGCAAAATCACCATCAATTCTATCCCCCTTTCTATTACTATTAAAAAATTGTACAAGTCCTTTACCTTCACTATTTCCTCCACTAGGAGTTCCTATTGGTAACATTTGTTGTATGAAAGTAGAGTTTAGAATTCTAGATAAAAAACCAACTTGTATTAAATCTGAATTATCTTGGTATGATGTTGATTTAACTTGATCAACAATATAAGATCCAAAATCTTGACCACTACAAATAGACGATATAAACTCATCTCTTGGTCCCATATCCATAACAGTTGTTGGGAATTGTATTTGTTTGTTGTTGTATGCTCTATTATTTTTTGGGTCGGGTGGTGAATCTTTTCCTATGAAATCAGTACCATTCCATGGCGAACTTCTATAATAGAAACTATTAGTAATATCATTGTAGACCACAATGTCTTGACAATATTCATATTGTGGATCATTTGGTTTAGTTAAAGAGTATATACTATTTTTTTCAAACGCAAACATGTATAAAACACCATTGATCCAGTTGTTTTGGAATGTTTGAGCAAACACTCCTTGACACATTGCATACATTAAAGTTAATCTAGTCTTCCATTCGACAAATAATTTTGCGTCTCTAAAATATTCTGGGATTAAATATAATTTTTTAAAAATTGGGTTGTCTAATTCATAATAATTCAAAAGACAATAACAACCATTCACAATCCTATTCGATTCAACATCACAATTAGGATTTACACCTATATTTGTTCCACTACCGGTATAACATTGTAAGGATACCATACCTTCACAAGATAATGTTTCAGTAAGATTTCGAATTAATTGTGAAGAGTCTTCAGATTCTTGACCTAAGTTCAAATCTGGTGCAAATGTTATGGTTGGGTTTGCAACAATTTCCGCACTATAATAAGTAAAATTATTGTTCTGATGTAATCCAAAACTAGTTTGATTAAAACACTCTTCAGTTCTAGACGATGTTGGTATTCTATCACTCCTCATAACTAATCTTTGACTAATCAAGTTTGTCGGGTCTGGATAATTAATTGGTGTTGGATTAAATTTGTAGTATGCTGGCGAATAAATTGCAAATTTTCTTATTGTTGGTACTGGCCAGTATCTGGTTTTGTAATTAGGAGTTTGAAAAGGCGAAGAATAATAGCTTGCCGCAGCCCCATTAAAGGTGGCTGTGAAAGAACCTCCAGCAAAGTAGTAATTTGTTGTAGAATTTCCAAAAATTGGATTAAAAGGTGTAATAAGTGGTAAAAATAAAAAACGATTAATATTACCAGAATTCATAATAAATTGACCCGTTGTATTTAGTTGTGATATGGATAAAAACGCCGAACTTGGTTTGTAGTTAAATGCGATGGGTTCATCTGGACACAAATAATAATAAGGTAAATTAGATGTAAACGCAGTATATTTATTTCTTGTTACACCATTAACATCAATATAGCTTGGACTTAATTTAAAGTTGTATGCGTTGAAGTATAAATTTGGTGCGGTAGTATTTGAAGAAATTAAATGGCTAGTTGGTTTATTCCCGACTCCTTTAATTGGTATGTTCAAATAATATTCTCCCTCGACAATTACACTATTATTTATCGATGGTTGTCCAAAAATCAAAGACAAATCGTATCTGTTTTTATGTTTACCAGAATGAGGATCAACTCCTCTTGTAATAATTAAAATTTCATAATCTTCATATTCATCGATATTTCGAATTGTATTTGGTAATGCTTTGAATATTGGTGTTGGTGGTAATCCGGTAATATAGGGTGGGTCACATTCCCATTCATAAAAATAAACCGATCCATGATTTAAATATTTTCTTGGAAATCTGTTGAATGTTGAGTTGTTATATGATGGGTGACTTACAAATTCATTATAAGTATATCCGGTTATAATTTGAAAGTATTCAATGTCTGTAGCATGTTTCAAATAGGTTTCCGTTTGTCCTGTGTTTGTGATTAAATAAGAAACCGGTATACTACTAAAGTTGTTTGATGGATCTGCATAACTTACAGAAATATTTGTCACCGCTAGTGATGTTCCGGTAAGTGAATTGTTACCAAACTGATTTTTAGTGTTAGCGGTGATCGAATTGTAGAATGTGGCTCCAGTTAGATTTTCATTACAGTTAGAAAGTTTTGGGTCTTGAAATGAAAACAATTTACCTACTCCTATACTTTGAAGTGTGTTTTTCCTTGCCAAAACCACGAGTGGTTGATCTAAATGGTTTGCGGCGTTTTGTGGGTAATTGAAGGTGGCCTTGATTCTGTTTTCATTTAAAAAATACTTTTCTCTGTAGTTGAACTCATTTAGTTTTTGTGAATATGCTTCAGTTTGGGGAAAAGCTAACCATCGGTGATTATTCGAAAAGAATCGGTCGGCCGAAAATAAAAAGGGTAGTGGGGCGTGTAAAGATACTTTAGGGGGTATGCCTGTTAAATCATTTCCTGGGTCTAAAGATTCACTTCCGGAAAAAATTCTATTATATCCTAAAGTGGCTCCAACTAAAACATTTGATCCAATATGTTGTTGTCCTAAACTATATGTAAATGATTTATATTGGTCTATGAGTGCTGGTCCAGGTACATTACAATAAAACTTACCTTTGGTATTATCGGTTGGGTCATCATTAGTTGATATTTGGGAAGTATTTGGGTGTTCTTTGGCATATGAATTCACATCATTAATCGGAGCCAAAAATGAAGTTGATGTACTAGCGGATAGTGGCATCCCAGGAATATTAGAACCTGTGGTATTCTGTAAATCGGATATTTGTTGAGTTATTGAGTTTTCATCAAAATCATCCGCCAAGTCTGCGTTTCCACAATCACAATCACAAGAAGCACAATCCGGATATGTTATCATCGGTAATCCAATTCTAGGAAAGCCGGTAACTTTAATTGCCGCAAATATTGCCGCTGCAGTAAATAATAATGACATTGCCACAAAAAACGCACATTTAATCCCGACAAAAATTAAAACGAATATTAATCTTATAATTTCTAAAATGTTGGTAAGATTTACAACAAATCCTGCACCAACACTTATTATTCCAGCAACCTCATTTATATTTTGAATTGCAGTTGTTACAGCTTCATAACAAAATTTTAAAGCCAATTGAATTAAAACAATTCCGAGAAAAATTAGAACAAATTTTAATATAGGCCACATTAGTGCAATTAAATGGGCGACAAATAATATTACTAAAATTGGTATTGATAATATGTTTATTAACAGATTAAATGTGAAAAATTGTAAATTGAAATTTCTAATAATATCATTTACTGGAAATGTGTTCACTGTGGATTTACACGATCTTTGATCAATTTCTTTTATGCCCAGGTGTTTTGCTCTTCCTTTACCATTCTTATACCTATCTAAAAACATTGCAGTTGTATAGACTTTGTTATAATGATATTCATAAAATGTGTCCTCGCAATCTATCGCCGTTTGAGGGTCTACATAGTCATCCCAGTCCAAACTAAAGGTGTATGAACGAAGAAGATTAAAATAGTCTTGATTATAATAATTATACTTAATTAGTGAAGGTTGGTTTGGGTCGGTAACTGTAATTGTTACTTGTATTATATCTCCAGAGTTTATTGGTATCAAACTTATATCACCATAGTAAGGTTGTGAATTTATTGTAATAGAAACTGAACTAATATTATTTGTGTCCGACAAATTCAACCCCCCCGTTCCAAATGGTGGGTTAACAACGTATGTATTTACAAATACACCGGGTAAAAAGTTTAAATTTAAAACTGGTGGTGTTAAAGGTGCGTTTATTAATGGATCTGAATTTGAATTTGTCCAACCGTGTTCTTTTATATTTGGTACTAAAAAATTTGCTCTTAAAACATCATTTTCATTTCCACCTTCATTTTGCCATTTAAATTTCAAACGATACTTACCTTTTGTTGGTATACCAACTTTTGGGTCTAACGAAATTACTGGTTCTCCAAATTCGTTTGTATAAATATAATCCATATTCATCGGTATATTTATCACATAAGATCCATCTCCATCAATAAGTTTTCCGTCTTGTGGGAATTTATATTCTTCAAGAACTGGAAGTCCTTGATTATCTAAATTTATTGTCTGCCTAATCGCTAATACCTGACCTTGTCCCGCTCTTAATTCACAAAGATTTCCAGTGTTATTTTTTGGTTTACAAGATCTTGCTCTAACCGCATCATCATCGGTATTAGAAATTATAGATCCCATCAAGATTGATTTAGGTTCTATTTTAATATTCGCCTCTTTTGTTAAGTCAAAATCAACTCTAGTTATTCCTAACTGACATAAATCCTCTTCACCCCACAATGGTGTTATTTCTACAATTTTAGTTAAACTTTTTATCTGTGGTAGTTCATTTAAATTAGTAGAACTTTTAAACTTATTGCCATCAACTTGGGATTCAGTTGCCATTCCGGCTTCAATTAGATCTTGTGGTACAAATGAAAAACAACCTATATCCGACAAATCAACATCCATGAATATAGATTGTGTTCCAATCGGAACACCAAATATCATAAAATCCCCACTTTCATTAGTTTTAGTTGTGAACTTATAGTATTTGTCGTAAACTTCAATATAGGTTTGGTCTAATAATACTTCTTTTTTAGTTGGGAATACTCCTGTAGAAACATGCCCATCATACGATGGGTCTTTGGAAAGTAGGTTATACCTATACCCTTCCTCTGTCGTGTCAGACATTGTGGTATAGGGATATAATTCAGTTATAAGTGGATTAGTTGAGTCTTCAACTGATAATGGTACAAAAATGGATATTTTTGAATTAGGTAGACCAAAACCTCCATTTACAAAAACTCTACCGACGACAACCCCATAATCAGAACATTGTCTTGTGTATATATCTTCTTGTAATATTTTTAAAGATAGTATATTGATACTTTCAAAGTCCTGTTCTAAATCTACTTTGATCGCTTTATCAACACCTACTTGTATTCTTATTCTATATGATTTTGGCATTAAAAGATTTTTTTGATAAATAGTTTATTTCCTATTTTCAAAAAATAATAAGAATCTTTAAAAAATAAATTATCAAGAAAAGTTGATTGTTTTATAATTCAAAACTCTCACGTTTATGTCTTTTCCTGGGAATCTGATTTGGTAGGTTTGTGTCGGTTCAGCAAATATTGTGTCGGCAATTAATTCAATTTGTCTTGTTTGTGGGTCAACATATTTTTGTGATGTTTGAGATGAAGAATATTGTCCTCCAACTAAATTGAAAAACAACATGTCTGAAATACTTATAACTCCATTTAGTTGTTGGATTTGTCTTCTGATTTCTGATACAAAAACATTTTCGCCCATTTGTCGGTTTGCTGGTGAAAAATAATTTGACACAATATCGATTATTTGTGTAACTAATGCTCCTTGATTTTGTGTTGCATCCAAAACAACATCTACTGTAACCGCCAAATCAATAACATTTGCACTTTCAACAGAAATATAATCATTGATCATCCTATAATTTGACAAATAATTTGCAATATTTGTTTTAAGTGTGTTAGATGAAATTTCGGTTAACTTACCGTCATTATCATACGACAATAGTTTGATTTTAATTTTATTGTTTTCTTCTGTAATACTAACCTTACCTGGGGCGCCAAATTGTGATGGCATCGTTCTAATAATTGATTCGTAATCATTAACTGTTACCGCTCTATTTTGTGCCGCAAAATTGAATGCCACCATTTGTCTAACTTCCTCTGTCGTTGGTGGATTTGCACCTCCGATTGCTGCCGTTAAATTATTACATCTTAAAGAATTTATTACGGTTCTATTAACACTTTCAGATGGTCCAGTAACCGCAAAAGATACAACACCAATTTGATTTATAACACCAATACCTAAATTTGTTGATTGTCCTCCACCAACTCTATATTGTATAAACATGGTAGAATTTGGTTTAAGAGCACTTCCAAGACTTAAATTGTTTGAATACTTTGATAAATTAAAACCAAAACCATTTCTTGTAAACTCTCTTAATTGTTCTTCCGCAGATATGTTTCCTCCTCCAAATGTCATTTTAAAAAAACCTTCCGGTGTAAATTCAGTAATAAACTTGTTATTTGTTATGATATACTTTCCGACTTTAATTCCTGGGTTATCAGAAACTTTAGTAGGATCTTCCACAAATACACGGTCTTCCATAAGGGCCTTTACTTCGTACCACTTATTTTCTAAACCTAAAAATTCTTGTGGTTGTGGAACCGTAGTGTATTGTGTTCCTTCTTTAATCAAAACACTTGTTACTCCAAGGACATTTTTTTCCGGTAAAAACAATTCGAAAAATGGTCTAACATCATTTGGTGTTATTACTCTTTTAAACACTTTTGTTGTTCCGTTTACTACGACTTCTCTTTTAGTGATTGTATAATTGATTAGCTTACCTGAAGCGTCAAAATTTGGTGTTTTTAATCTATTAGGAAACCCTTCTGAATTTACCGCAGATGAAAAATCAATATCATATACGGACTCAAATGGTTGTCCGCCACCATTAACTTGAGCTCCTCTTCTTAATATTCCACAATATCTCAAATCTTCTTTGTCACCAAATGCGGGCACGGTAATTGAAAAGTCAACTAGAGCAACTGATGGTCTTTGTCCTGGTATTTTAAGACCATAAGTTCTTGCAATGTTGTATATTGATGATCTTTGTTGTGCAAATTGTAAAACGGTTTCTTGTAAACTTCTATCAATATGAAAATGTAAGTTGTCAGTTACCGCCGCGTTTAAATCCATCAACACGGAAAAAATCCCAGCATCATTAAAATTTTGAACTAGATCTGGATAATACTGCCTTGTAAAATTTATAAGTTCAGTTCTTATACCTTGAAAATCTCTTGTCGTATATGATATTTTTTTATCTGCCATTTTACATTAAATATTTATTATAACAAAATCGCTTGATTCTAACGCACTATTTGTGATTTTATAATCAATTCTTACTCTTGCGGTATACTCCTTAACAGTTAAACCAGGCACCCTATATTCTCTTGTACCATTTTCACTTATATAAGTCGCTCCAGGATCTTCATAACTGTCAGTTGCTGGTTTTATTTCTATGTTTGAAATTAATATGCCCGGCAAGTATCTTCCAACAGAATCCCTAATTTCACTTTCTATATCAGAAAAAGTTGGTCCGTCCAATGGTTCAAAAATATATTCGTATAATCTGGTACCAAAATCTGGTAAAAAATATATGGTACCTTTTTTTGTCAATAATAAATGAATCAAATTACTTCTTATTTCAGAGTTTGAACTTTGGGTTGTCAATAAGTATCTACCATCTTGCGAATCGTAAAATGGGAAGTTTATACCATAAGTTATTCCATTTGCCATATTTGATAAATATATTATTTAGGATTTTTATATAAATAAAAAATCACTACCGAAGTAGTGATTTCTTTAATTCTTTATTCCCTTTTTTAAATTGGGGTTCGTAAGGACAATGTTTACAACCGGATCCACAACAACTTCCTCTTTTTATATGATAAGATTCGGTCATAACAAACTTACCATTTTCATCTTTATAAAAGTCAGGTTCAGGAGATTTTTTTGTTGTCTCCTGAACATATAACTGTTGTATCCAATCGTTTGATGCACTTATTGTCATGATTATACTATTTCACAAGCTCCACCTGCACAAGCAGCTTCACCAGATAAGTTAGTATTATCTTGTAGTTCAATTAC